ATTACAACTAGCAGACATCTATACAACTTATCGTGGTCTTAAATATGATTGTGTTTATGAAATGAATCCTATCGCAGGTGAAAAACCATCAGTACCACAAATGTTTCTTGTTAAAACACTTATTCTCTTGCCTGCAATTGAATCTGATATACAACGACAGACTCTAGAACCAAAAACTATAGATAATATAAATTTTCTAATGGCATTAGTTGTAGGCAATAACTACAATGTATGGCATGGCGCAGAACAAAGATGTACCAAAAGATAATCACAATAGTACTATTTATGGGATTGCTTGTATGGAATCCTGGACTTATGCAGAGAATCGAACTAATAGGTTACGACTTACTCATAATGAATACAGAACCTGTACAAAATGAAAACATACTTATAGTTGACCTAGATGAAGAATTTTTAAAAACTTATGGCGGATGGCCGTTACCTCGTTCAGTATATGGTGATTTAATCACTACTACACAAGCTGTACCAGGTTTTACAGTGCTGATGCCAAATCCCGACCTTCGTGGAAAAGAGTATGATGAATACTTTGCAATGCGAATGGGATATAAACCAACAGTCCTTGCTAGCGCAGCATCGACACAAGTAACTGGAAGCAACCCTCATGTAGGTACTGCCCAGTTAGGAGAGGACCCATTACCATGGCTATACGAATACCCAGGAATTTTACCTACAGAGTCTACGCTGGAGTCAAGCGCAAAGGGGCTAGGAGTAGTAACCGCTACGCCGGAAATAGACGGGGTTACTCGTCGTACTCCCCTAGTCGTAAACGTAGGGTCAAAACTCTACCCAGCTTTCGCCTTGGAACTCTTAAGAGTCGCCGTAAGCGATCCTTCGTACCAGCTAAAAACAACACCAGAAGGTATTGAGTGGATTAGAATACCTAACTACCCTTTGATGAATACTGATGCGAATGGTCGTATCTTTTTAAACTGGAATACAAACTTTTACACACAATCTGGGACGGAGTTTATTAATAATCCTATTAATGCTCCGTTCGTAATTTTCGGCACGACTGCAGAGGGTATAACTAACCCTGTGCCGACCCCTGCGGGGGCTAAGTACCCACACGAAATCCAAGCGAACATACTTCACAATCTAATTACAGGAACTGCTCCTAGTCAACCTACTTGGTCTACAGGAGTAGAAATCATCGCAACACTACTATCACTGATAATACTTGCTTTTGCATCAAGGTCAGTCTGGCTTTCTGTTCCAGCGATGTTACTTATAACTGGGGGAAGTTTATATGGAACCTGGTATTTGTATCAATCTTCTTACTTGTTTGACGTTACTGGAATCGTAATACTCTCGATTCTGTTTTGGAGTATTCATACATTCCTGAGTTTCCTTTCCGAGTATCGTCAGAAACTTCGAATCAAACAACAATTCGGGACATACGTTAGTCCCGACTTAGTAAAAAAATTACAGGACGACCCAACATTACTGAGATTGGGTGGGTCGACAGAACAACTAACTTTTCTTTTTTCTGACATCAGAGGATTTACACCGATTTCAGAAAAATATCAAAAAAATCCACAAGGACTTACGACTCTAATTAATCGTTTCCTTGACAATCAGACTGAGACAAGTACATGGGAGACTGCATCATGGCATTTTGGGGTGCTCCTTTACCAGACGAAAATCATATACAAAATGCAACAAAAGCGGCTATTGAAATGAGAATAGCCTTGGAGGAATTAAATGAAAGACTCGGAGAAGAAGGCCTGGATCAAATTAACACAGGAGCGGGAATCAACACAGGAAACTGTGTCGTTGGAAATTTTGGCAGTAGCACTCGCTTTGATTACAGTGTCCTTGGTGATAGTGTCAATCTGGCTGCTAGGTTAGAATCTAGTTGTAAGAATTATGACGCAGACTTAATTATATCTGAGTACAGTTTAGTAGATGGTTATGAGTATGAGTTTCTTGACGAAGTCACTGTCAAAGGTAAGTCAGAACCTGTTAAAATCTATACCATACGAAAATAGTACTTGACAGCAGGTTGTTAATTTGATATAATTATCATGTATTTAATACAAAAGTTTATGGAGAAAGCATTGGACACAGATATACAGAACAACACATCAAGTATCATCGACCTAGATAAAAGATTATCTAGCCATGAAACTATGTGCGAAGAAAGATGGAAAACATGCTTCAATCGTTTTGATGATATGGATAAATCTATAGGTAGAATCGAAACTATACTAATAGGAGCATCAGGAAGCTTAATAGCAGGTGGTGCCATATTAATATTGGCCATGTACAACATACACGTTTAGGAGAAAACAATGGAAATGGAATATAGCAAAAAAGATATAGCAAAGTCCCCTAAGGCAAAATCAGCAGAAGTTGAGTTACCAGAGGGATATGAACTTTATGAAAAAAGAAATATGTGGCACATCAAATGGGATGGCGGACACTTAATCTTTGTATCAAAAGAAGAGGCTCATAAATGGCTAACGAAATAAGAGAAGCTTTGAAAGAAGCAGTTGCTAACGCAGAAGAACAAGGGCAGACGGAAGTATCCGCTAGAGTCAAAAAGTTACTAGCAAGAAAAACAAATATGCGTAGAAGAAAACACAATCCCAATCGCCCAAGAAAATGAATCAAAGGACTTTAAAAAAGTCACACAAGGACAGACTAGAGATTTGCCAAGAGTGTCCAAACTATAGTAAGTTTTGGAAGACTTGTAAAATCTGCATGTGTTTTATGCCCCTCAAAACTAAACTTAGATGGGCTGAGTGTCCTGACGAGCCCCCTCGTTGGACTTAGGAGTAGAAGTATGCCATATCATTCAGGCAAAAAGAAGAAAAAGAAAAAAGGTGGTAAGAAGAAGAAAAAGTCAATGGGAGGCGGGTTAACCGCAGCTCAGAAGAAACTACCAATGGCTTTGCAAAAAGCTATTCTTAAAAGAAAGAAAAAGAAAAAATAACCAAAGTTTAACCCAGGAGGTGATACAATTTTAGGGGAGGATGACCTTATACTAAGCGCAAGAGCATGAATGATATTTCATGACACGGAAAAATATCGAGAGGTCTCCGCCCCGCCCTTATCAATTATGAAAAAGACTAGAACACAAATAGGAAAAGAATATTTTGTTAATGGAGTTACTCCATTCTTGGATCATTCAAACAATGACTCTCCGAGAGTATTTCCGCAAAGATACTTTAATAAGTTTACTGCTAAAACTGTTGTATTAGCAGATGGTACTACTTTTGTAAAAAGAGGTGGTAATGCTAAATTTATCAGAAAAGAAGTTTGGGAAAAGTTAGAAAACGAAAACAAAGCACACATAGATGCAATAGGGGTACAACCCTTTTGTGTATGGGCAGACGCACACACATTATCCGTTTCAGATGAAGTAATTACGGTCACTCGAGACGCGAATAATAAAGTAACATACTATCAATATGGGTATGACGCGTTCAACACTATATGTGTAAAAAACTTAGACGAAGCAAGAAAAATTGAAAATGACAATGGACTATTTGGTGGTTTATATGTAGTTGATTATAGTACTAAGAGAGTACATCAGCTAATAGTTAAAAACAACGATAAAGTCAGACTTGAGAGGGTCATGAATACTTATACTACGGGACTACCCTGGCTTACCAGGGGTGTTACGGGTGGCCAAGCATTCAAAAGAAAAGAGATTTGGGGAGGTATGTTAGATACCACAAATTTCAGAGCCTCAGAGAATGGCTACTAAGAAGTGGACACTATCTCGTAAGAGGAAAATAAACTGCGCAAGTCCGAAAGGCTTTTCGCAAAAGCAGTACTGTAAGCGTCGTAAAAGAGGTGGCAAGTACAAAAGGAGATAAGTATGTTAGGATTCTTTGAATGGCTTCATGCTTGGATAACAGTCATTCCTACTATAGTGATGATATGTTCTCTAATAGCAGCTTTGACTCCAACCCCTATTGATGATGGTTGGATGAAAAAAGTCTACAAACTCATTGACTGGTTTGCCTTGAACATAGGAAAAGCGAAAGATAAGTAGCATTTTTCAGGGGTACTGCGGGCTGCAACGCTCGCAGTATATTTAGGAGATAGAAATGGCAGTTAGAAGACGGAAAAAGGCTAAGAAAAGGCCTGTACCTACAAATCCAACTCTTTATGCTAGGATAAAAGCTCAAGCAAAGAGAAAATTTAAGGTATATCCATCGGCTTATGCTAATGGTTGGCTAGTAAGAACTTACAAAGCCAAAGGCGGCAGGTATCGAATGGGTACTGGGAGAAAAAGAAGAAAATAATGAAAGCAATATTAAGAGATGGAAAAATTATAGTTAAGAACGGACATACAGATGCACATGCTGCTATTCATAGTTGTAAAACTATTATGTCTCATTGTCAAATGATACTTGATAATATTGATGAAGATAAAGATGGTTTACCTACATGGTGGACTAACAAATTAGCAGTATCAGAACATGAAGTAGTGCAAGCCGCTAACTCTTTAGTTAACGGGCTGGATCATGACGATGGCGAAACCTAAAGGTGGACTTACTAAATGGTTTAAAGAAGGCTGGGTAGACATCTCTCGTAAGAGAAAAGGAGGGGGCTTTGCTCCTTGTGGTCGTAAGTCAGCAAGAAATAGCAAAAGGGGTTATCCCAAATGCGTACCTGCTAGTAAAGCTAGAAGAATGACTAAAGCACAAATTAGGTCAGCTGTTACAAGAAAAAGAAAAGCAGGTAATCCAGGTGGTAAACCTAGAAATGTATCGACCTTTGTAAAAAGGAAGAAAAGGAAAACAACTAGAAGAAGGAGAAAGTAATGGACAATCGCCAACTAGCTAAGAAGTATGAACTTACTCACGAGCTAGCTGCGATTGAAAATAAGGTAGCTTATCTTGTTGTAAAACAAAGAGAAGCTCTTTCAAAATTAATAAAATTGAAAAACTACGCTACTATTAAAGAGTGTAATTTTCGAGATAAGCAATTAAAAAAGCTTATAGGAGAACGAAATGGCTAGAGGCGGATTTCTAAGCGGACCTACTGGAGTACACAATACACAGAAGATTCGTAAACATAGACTCAAAAGAGGAGTGACAAGAGATATGAACGCAGCTGCTGGAGCATTAGTAAATACTAAAAATGCAAACAGCATAGAAGCGTTTAGATATGGTACTGCACCAAAACCAATTGGTCCAAGATATGGTAAAACATTAAAACCAAAAAAAGCTAGATTTAGCAAGAAAGGTGCTAGAAAAATATTAGGTCGTAGGAGATAAGAATGTACGGTAAGTATGTAAATGTAAAAGCTAACGCACTTTCAAAAGAAGAGTGTGCTCAAATATTAAACTCTCACTTACAGTGGGAAAAAGATGTTTATAAAGCAGATACTATGACTCAAAATAGATTCATGGATAAAGAAACTTTAGAAGCTAATACTATTACTGATACATCTAATAACTCTAGGTCTGTAGAACAAGCACCTTATGATTGTTTTGCTAAATGGGATGGACTTCCTGTATATCGTAGCAAAGTTATGAAATACGAAGAAGGAGACTATTGCGATTTACATGCAGACAGTCAATGGATGTGTCAAAGTAACTACTGGAAACCAAATACTAATAAGGTTGCAAAAGACCTAATGGTAATTCCATTAAATGATGGTTATGAAGGTGGAGAAGTTATAGTAGGCAAACATTCAAAAGTTATTGACCAAAAAGTTGGAGACTGTATTCAAATGTCACAATCAGGAAGCTTAGCAGGTCACAGAGTTAAGCATGGAGTCAAAAAAATAACTAAGGGTACTAGATATGCACTAGTATTTTGGAATTTTGCGTAATGGCACTTACAGCAGCAGAAAAAGCAAGATTAAAACGGGCAGGACTTACAGGTTTAAATAAACCAAAAAGAACACCCAGTCACAAAACTAAGAAAGCAGTAGTAGCAGTACGAGTTGGTGGCAAAATAAAAATAATTAGATTCGGAGCGCAAGGCATGGGTCATAATTATAGCGCAGCAGCGAGGAAGAGTTTTAAAGCTAGACACGGTAGAAATATTCGTAAAGGCAAATCTTCTGCCGCTTACTGGGCGAATAAGGTCTTTTGGGCAGGAAAAGGTGGATCGAAGAAACGACCACCTAAGTCTCAAAAGCATGTTAAAGGTATTAAAAGAAGGAGAAGATAATGGCATTGCCAACAGTAGATGGAAGAAAAGTATGGTTAGACGAGAGTCAACTCCATGCATTAAGTTTTTTAAGCAGAATGGTAGAGATAGAAGATAAACGAACACTATCAGAAGCTGAAGCAAAATTTAAAGCCATCGCTGCCTCCTACTTATACTTGTATAACAAAGCTCAGGAAGCAGGACTTCTTGAGGACGAGGACGCAATTTTAGAATTTCTTAACGAGACAATACATTGATAGATATTAGTAGAAAAGACATCCTCAGTACAGAATTGATGGACTTTGATGAAAGAAAATTTATAAAACTACCTATCGATGGATATATGGATTTACTCGGCGTTACTCCTAATTCTTCACAAACAGCATTAATCAATGCAATCAACAACCCAAAATATAGATTTGTATGTGCTGCGATTTCTCGTAGACAGGGCAAAACTTATATTGCAAATATTATAGGTCAATTAATTACTTTAGTTCCAGGATCTAATGTATTATTAATGTCGCCTAACTACTCACTTTCACAAATTTCTTTTGACTTACAAAGACAACTAATCAAACACTTTGATTTAGAAGTTACTAGAGATAATGCAAAAGATAAAGTTATTGAATTATCAAACGGGTCTACTATTCGTATGGGTTCAATCAATCAGGTAGACTCAGTAGTTGGTAGAAGTTACGATTTAATTATCTTTGATGAGGCCGCACTTGTAGATGGTAGAGATGCTTTCAATGTAGCACTAAGACCTACACTAGATAAAGAAAATTCTAAAGCAATCTTTATATCTACTCCAAGGGGTAGAAATAATTACTTTGCTGAGTTTTGGCAGAGAGGATTCAGTGACGAATTTTCTGAGTGGGCATCAGTAAGAGCAACTTATCATGAAAACCCTAGATTATCACAAACAGATATTGACGAAGCTAAAAAGACGATGTCAGAAGCTGAATTTAATCAGGAATACATGGCAGACTTCAATGTTTTCGAAGGACAGGTATGGGCGTTTAATCATGAAACACAAGTCAATGATTTATCAGAAATAGAAACAGGAAGAATGGATGTCTTTGCAGGAATGGACGTAGGGTACAAAGACCCAACAGCATTTTGCGTAATAGCATACGATTGGGATGCTCAAAAGTATTACTTACTAGACGAGTATTTAGACGCAGAGAGAACGACAGAACAACACGCAATAGAAATACGAAAACTTATTCACAAGTGGGATATTGACTACATTTATATTGACTCTGCGGCTCAACAAACACGATTTGACTTTGCACAAAATTACGACATTACTACTATCAATGCTAAGAAGTCTGTACTAGACGGGATAGGGCATGTTGGTGGAATAGTAGATAATGATAAGTTATTTGTTCATCAAACTTGTAAGGAGTCCTTGATGTGTTTAGACCAATATCAATGGGATCCAAATCCAAATTTATTAAAAGAAAAACCTAAACATAACTATGCATCTCACATGGCAGATGCCCTTCGTTATGCTTTATACTCGTTTGAGACAAGCGCCACCACATTCTAATAACTCCTTGAAAAAATAGTTCTTGACATACGCTCAAAATTTTGTTAAAATTCTATTATACAAGTAGGTTTATGACTTTAAAAAGAGATTTAGTTAAATATGTTCGTGACAAGGCCAAGTCGAAATATAAGAAAGACACGCATTGTTACATCTGTGGAAGTACGGAGAATCTGGACTTTCATCATTTTAATGGACTAACTGAATTATTAGAATCGTGGATAAAAAAGAAAGAACTCACAATAACAACAGAAGAGCAAATACTAGAACTTCGAGAGCAATTTATAAAAGAAAACGAAGAACAAGTTTATAACCAAGCTGTTACTTTATGTCATATGCACCACCTCAGATTGCATAACATTTATGGTAAACGACCAAAGTTGATAACAGCAACGAAACAACAAAACTGGGTGGAGATACAAAGGAACAAACATGGCATGGTACGATAGAATATTAGGAATACAGCGTGAGGAGAAAGAAAATCCTGCGCAATATGTTATATCTCGAGACCAAGGGATTACTATTGATAGCCGTGAAAATGTTACGAACTATCGACAAGCATACGAGCAACTAGAGGTTGTAAACAGAGCAGTCAATATGATTGTGGATGATTCAGCGGAAGTACCATTTGATGTAGGCGAAAAGATACAAGGTATCAACCCGATTAAGAAAGATGTTAGAAGGACTAGAGTAGACTTACTTTTAAACAAAGAACCTAATCCATTTCAAGACGTAAGCACATTTAAAAGAAATCTTTTGATAGACTTAATGATTGATGGAAATATATTTGTTTATTTTGATGGTAGACATCTCTATCATCTTCCAGCAGAGCATGTAACTATTAGTAGTGATGAGAATACTTATATTGAAAAGTTTACTTATGACCACACTATAGACTACAAACCTTCAGAAATCATACATATCAAAGAAAACAGTTTTAATTCTATTTATAGAGGAGTACCAAGACTGAAACCAGCTTTTAGAACTATGCAGTTACTAGGAAGCATGAGACGGTTTCAGGATAACTTCTTCAAGAATGGAGCAGTACCAGGATTGGTACTGAAATCACCAAATACTCTCTCTGAGAAAATTAAAGAGAGAATGTTACAGGCTTGGGTTGCAAGATACAATCCACAGTCTGGTGGAAGACGACCATTATTTTTAGATGGTGGTCTAGAAGTGGAAAACCTAAGTGAAGTTAATTTTAAAAATTTAGACTTCCAAGAGGCTATCACGAATAATGAAAAAATTATTCTAGAGGCGTTAGGTGTACCACCAATTTTGATGGATAGCGGTAATAATGCAAACATTAGACCAAACCATAGATTATATTATTTAGAAACCATACTACCAATTACTAATAAAATTAAGTATGCTTTCGAGAGATACTTCGGTTTCAAACTTGATGAGAATATAGCAGGTGTTCCTGCTTTACAACCAGAGTTAAGAGACCAAGCAAGTTATTTTGCTACACTTGTAAATTCTGGTATTATGACACCGAATGAAGCAAGAGGAGCGTTAAGACTTGAAGAAATCACTGGATTTGATTCACCAAGAGTTCCTGCGAATATCGCAGGTTCAGCCGCAAATCCCGAAGAAGGCGGTCGCCCAAGCGAAACTCCGCCAAGCGAGGAGCAAGAATGACAAAAGACATGATGGTAAAGGCTTTATCCGATTTCATGGCAGAAAAAGAACATGAAACAATAGATTTAGCTACCTATAAAGGCTATGGCAATGATGTACCTGTTAAAGACTATATGCTTAGAAGAGCATTTGGGTCTTGGAGCAGAGTAATGTCAGTTGTCAAGAAACGATATCCTGTCCAAGTAGCAGCCGTGGAAGTAAAGGTTGAAAAACCTGCACCTAAACCAAAAGCTGCAAAAAAGGAAGTTAAAGATGTCAAAAAATAATAACGAAAAAATATATCAATGGACTAGCACTTTTAAATCATTAGGTGAAACTGATGATGGAGGAGTTAATATCAAAGGGTCTGCAAGTACAAACGGACTAGATAGAGCTGGCGATATTATCGAAACAGAAGCATGGATGAAAGGTGGATTGGATAACTATAAAGGTAACCCAATTATTCTTTTTAATCATGACTACAATAAACCAATTGGCAGAGCAAGTGGTTTAGAAGTAACCGATAAAGGCTTAGAGATAACTGCAAAGATATCTAAAGCTGCCGGCGATGTAACACAATTAGTTAAAGATGGAGTCCTTGGAGCGTTTTCCGTAGGTTTTAGATGCAAGGATTCAGAATATATGACGGAAACCGACGGATATAAAATAAAGGACGCGGAGCTTTTCGAAGTTTCAGTAGTATCAGTGCCTTGCAACCAAGGGGCAACCTTTGGACTTGCAAAATCATTTGATAGTATGGAAGATTACAGAAGCTACCAAAAACAAATTTTACAGGCTAACTCAGTTGAATCAGCAGACGCTGTTAAGATTGAGCAGCCAAGCGAGGAGAAATCCTCATCAATGGAGACTGATATGTCAGAAGAAAATAAATCTCCTGAAACTTCAATCGACCTTGAAGCATTTGCTAAAAAAGTTGCAGAAGATACTGCAGCTAAAATTGCAATGAAGCAAGCCGAAGTGAAGGCAGCTGAAGAAAAAGCACAACAAGAAGCAATTCAAGTTGAGGCTCAAGAAAAAGCTGCTCAAGAAGCAAAACAGGAAGAAACAAAGACTATAGTTGAAGCTGGGTTAACAGGTGCTGAAAAGCTAATGAACGACCTAGAGACTAGAGTCAATGAAAAAAATGAAGACTTAAAGACCGTTGTAAATGAACTTGAAAAGCAATTAGCAGAAAAATCTGAAGAAATCATGAGCATTCGTGAATCTAAAAGACATTTCTCTGATAGACAAGGTTCAGGCAACTGGAAGAAAGACTTCGAAAACGATATTATTGACGCAAAATTTGCTGGTTTAGCTACTGGTAAAGGATGGGACAATGACCATGCGAAAAGTGTAATGGAAAAGGTAAATCAACAATCAGGTGTTGAAGTATCATCCCAAGACTTTGAGCAAATCGTTTCAACCAATATTGAAAGAGATATTCAGAATGAATTGGTATTAGCACCTCTATTTAGAGAAATCCCAATGAGTTCTGCGAATATGATTATTCCAATACTACCAGATAGCGGATATGCTGAATTTACAGCTAACCAAACAGCTTCTGGAAGTGCACCAAAAGGTAACTTAGACCCTAGAGGTGACGCTTATGATCCAGCAAATGGAGCAGGTGTTGATTTAACAGAAAGAACAATCTCTACTAAGAAATTAATCTCACAATCTTACTTAGGTAATGAGACTGAAGAAGATGCAATCTTACCGATTCTTCCTTTAATTAGAGAATCAATGGTAAGGTCACATGCTAGAGCAATGGAAAATGCTATCCTAGCTGGTGACGATGCTGACGGTGCTTTTGGTA